ATTCCTATGGAATGGAACTACGAAGGGTTTATTGATGAATACGGTCAACCTGTTTTTAATACACCTAAAAAACCTGCAATTGATCCACAAGGAGTAGAAATAGATTATGGTGTAATTGATCATTGGGATAATGAAGCTGAAGGATTAAAAGATGATCAAGACGCTTTAAATGAGTTTTATCGTCAGTTTCCAAGAACTGAAGAGCACGCGTTTAGAGATGAAACAAAAAATAGTTTGTTTAATCTTATAAAAATATATGAGCAAATAGACTATAACGAAGGCAATAGAAACTCATCAGTAACAACCGTTGGTAATTTTCAATGGTTAAACGGTAAAAAAGATACATTAGTTACTTTTAATCCAGATCCTAACGGTAGGTTTAATATAAGTTGGGTACCAGGTGGTAAATTACAAAATAACGTTATTATTAAAAATGGTGTACGATATCCAGGCAACGAACATATAGGAGCATTTGGTTGTGACTCATATGATATATCTGGAACAGTAGATAAACGAGGTTCAAAAGGCGCGCTACACGGATTAACAAAGTTTTCAATGGAAGACGCTCCAGCGAATACTTTTTTTCTTGAATATATAGCAAGACCACAAACAGCTGAAATATTTTTTGAAGACGTTTTAATGGCATTAGTTTTTTATGGTATGCCTTTGCTTGCAGAAAACAATAAACCAAGATTATTGTATTATTTAAGAAGAAGAGGCTACAGAGGTTTTAGCATGAACAGACCAGATAAAGTTTGGAATAAATTATCAGTAACAGAAAAAGAAGTAGGTGGCATGCCAAACTCCAGTGAAGATATAAAGCAAGCTCACGCAGCTGCTATTGAAATGTATATAAATGATCACGTTGGTTTATTACAAGACGGTACTTATGGTACTATGTATTTTAATGAAACTTTAAACGATTGGTCTAAGTTTGATATAAATAAAAGAACTAAACACGATGCCGCTATAAGTTCTGGTCTAGCAATAATGGCTTGTAATAGGCACTTGTATAGACCAAACCCAAACAAACAAAAGACACCATTAAATATACATATATCAAAATATAATAATAAAGGATTTTCATCACAGATAATTAAGAATAAAATATGAGACAAGAACATTCTATACATTTTCCATCACAAGCAGTTAGTGATTTAGAAAAACTAAGTGAAGAGTATGGTTTAAAAGTAGCAAGAGCTATAAGACACGAATGGTTTTCTGGAACTACATCTAAGTACAATAGTCACAAAAATAATTTTCACACATTAAGATTATACGCAAGAGGAGAGCAGCCTATACAAAAATATAAAAATGAATTATCTATAAATGGTGATTTATCTTATTTAAATTTAGATTGGAAGCCAGTGCCTATTATACCTAAGTTTGTTGATATTGTAGTTAATGGTATGGCTCAAAGAAATTACGAAATAAATTGTTTTTCTCAAGATCAGTATGGCGTTAGCAAAAGAACAGAATATATGGAGTCTGTGCTAAAAGATATGCGATCAAAAGAGTTTAATGATGTTACTAAGCAGCTTTTTGATATAGATCTTTACGAAAATGATCCAGAAACTTTGCCTGACACAAAAGAAGAGCTAGCCTTACATATGCAACTAAATTACAAACAAGCTGTAGAGCTAGCTGAAGAACAAGCTATAAACGTTTTATTAGAAGGTAGCGATTATGATTTAATAAGAAAAAGATGTTTGTACGATTTAACTGTATTAGGCATAGGTGCTACAAAAACAACTTTTGATTTTAGCAGTGGCGCTAAAGTAGAATACGTTGATCCTGCTGATTTAGTATATTCTCACACTGAGTCTCCATATTTTGAAGACGTATATTATATTGGTGAAGTAAAAGAGTTACCAATAAATGAGCTAGTAAAAGAGTTTCCAGAATTATCAGAAAAAGAAATAAAAGATTTAGTAGATAAGTATGCTTATCCATTAGACTATGTTGCTAATAGAGATAAAAACAAAGTACAAGTTTTATATTTTAATTATAAAACGTATATGAACGATGTTTACAAATTAAAATCTACAGCAGCCGGCGGAGAAAAAGTTATACAAAAAGACGATACATTTAATCCTCCGGTTGAAAACATGGACGGTGATTTTAGTAAACTAGAAAGAGTTGTTGAAGTTTTATATGAAGGTGTTTATATTATAGGGGCTGATAAAGTTTTAAAGTGGCGAATGTGTCCTAATATGATGCGTTCTGATTCTGATTTTAGCAACGTTAAAATGAATTATCAAATAACAGCGCCGAGAATGTATGAAGGTAGAATAGAAAGCTTGGTAGGTAGAATAACTAGCTTCGCTGACATGATACAACTAACACATTTAAAGTTACAGCAAGTTATGGCACGTATGGTACCAGATGGTGTTTATATGGATGCTGATGGTTTGGCTGAAATAGATTTAGGTAATGGAACAAACTATAATCCACAAGAAGCTTTAAATATGTTTTTTCAAACTGGTAGTGTTATAGGTAGAAGTTTTACGTCTGAAGGAGATATTAATCCAGGAAAAGTTCCAATACAACAAATAAACAATGGTATCAATAGTAATAAATTACAAAGTTTAATTACTACATATAATTATTATTTGCAAATGATAAGAGATGTAACTGGATTAAATGAAGCTAGAGACGCTAGTACTCCAGATAGAGACGCTTTAGTTGGTGTACAAAAACTAGCAGCGGCAAATTCAAATACAGCAACTAGACACGTATTACAATCAATGCTTTATATAACAGCTGAAGTTGCTGAGTGCTTATCATTACGTATATCAGATATATTAGAATATTCTCCAACTAAAGAAGCTTTTATAAGAGCTCTTGGAGCAAACAACGTTGCTACGTTGGAAGAAATGGAAAATTTGCATTTATATGATTTTGGTATATTTATAGAGTTAATGCCAGATGAAGAAGAAAAACAATTACTTGAAAATAATATACAAGCAGCTTTATCTCAAAAAACAATTGATTTAGACGACGCTATAGATTTACGTAATGTTAGAAATGTTAAGCTTGCTAATCAATTATTAAAAGTAAAAAGAAAAGCTAAAATGCTTAGAGATCAGCAAATGCAACAAGAAAACATACAAGCTCAGTCTCAAGCTCAACAACAACAAGCTCAAGCGGCAGCGCAGGCTGAAATGCAAAAGCAGCAAGCTAAAACACAAGCCGAAGCTCAACTAGAACAAACTAGAAGTCAGTTAAAAATACAATACTTACAACAAGAAGTTCAGCTTAAAAAAGAGTTAATGCAATTTGAGTTTGAATTAAACACTAAACTAGAAAGCTCAAAACAACAAACTAACTCTAAGACAGAACAAATGAGAGAAGATAGAAAAGATCAAAGAGTTAATATACAAGCTGATCGTCAAAAAGAAATGATAGATCAAAGAAAACAGGGTGATTCCGTTAATAAATTTGAGTCATCAGGTAATGATATACTTAGTGGAGATGCCGGTATGGAAAGATACGGTCTCTAATTTTTAATATTTTATAAAATTTTATTATGACAGAAGAAAACAAAGAAGTTATCGAAGAGGTAACTGAAGAAAATAACGAACAACCTATTGAAGAGGTTATAGAAAATGTTATAGATGAATCTAAATTTGATAGCGCTGATAATCCAGATGTTATTAAAATAGATTTAGATGCTCCACCTCCTCAAAAAAAAGTTGTTGAAGAACAAAAAGAAAACGTAGAAAAGGAAACTGTAGAAGAAGTAACTGAGCAACCAGTAATGGAAGAGGTTACAGAAGAAGAAAAAGTAGAAGAAACTGTAGAAGCGGTTGAAGAAGCGGTTGAAGAAGCGGTTGAAGAAGCAGTAGCCACTGGAAAACCATTACCAGAAAATATACAAAAGCTTGTAGATTTTATGGACGAAACAGGTGGTGATATACAAGACTACGTAAATTTAAATAGAGATGTTTCTAAATTAGACGACTCTGATGTTTTAGATGAATATTATAGAACAACTAAATCTCATTTGTCAGCAGAAGAAAGAAACTTTTTATTAGAAGACACTTACGGTTTTGATGAAGATACTGAAGATCCAAAAGAAATACGTAAAAAGAAAATAGCCCTCAAAGAGCAAGTTGCCGAGGCTAGAGCCTACTTAGACGGGCAAAAGTCTAAATACTATGAAGAAATTAAAGCTGGGTCAAAATTGACACCTGAACAACAGGAAGCAATTAATTTCTACAACAAATACAATGAAGACTCTAAAAAACAGGAGGAGTTAAATAAAAAAAGCAAAAGGACTTTTTTAAATAAAACCGATAGTTTCTTTGGACAAAATTTCAAAGGTTTTGAATATAATGTCGGAGATAAAAAATATAGGTTTAATGTTAAAGATGTAGATAAAGTAAAGACAACTCAAAGCGATATTACTAATTTCATTAACAAGTTTGTTGGTGATGATAAAGTAACTATTGACGACGCGGCGGGTTATCATAAATCTTTATATACAGCTATGAACGCAGATGTTATTGCTAAACATTTTTATGAGCAAGGTAAAGCAGATGCAATTAAAAGTCAAGTTGCTAAAGATAAAAATATTAATTTAGAACCTAGAAAAACGCACGGCGAAACTAATGTTGGGGGTGTTAAGTATAGGGTTTTAGGTCAATCTTCTTCTGATATAAAAAATAGGTCTTTTA